CACCGGTTTTAGTGTTGATGTTCATTGGTGCGTTAAGCCTCAGAGAGTGCGAATTGGTGGATACGAGTCTGAAGATCACGGAGGGTGTCAGCTCGTTTGGAGTCATGCCATCCCTTCTCTTCAAGAAAAAATAGCTCCCAGCTAATAGCGTCAACTAGGAGTTCGAGTTCGTGAACGGTGAGGTCCATTGGTTTGTTAGGCGAAAGGTGAAGCGGATTGGGTGTTGTACCCGTTCCATTGTTTGGCTTGGTTCATAGCTTTAATCAAGCTGCAGACTGCTTTGTCGTCACCAGTAGCTACAGAGACCTCCAGACGGTGCTGAAGCATCGCTAGGACGCTGCTGGTGCTGATTGGTTCGGAAGCTTCCTCCAGGCTTGGTCCGTCCTCGCTGAGGTCCATCTCAGCTTGGGCGGCTGTGATGTCGTTGTATGCAGTGGAACGTGAGACGCAAAATTTGGCGCTGACCATTGTGGCGACTGAAGCTGTACGGATACCCCGTTCGAGCATTGCTCGGGTGTAGCTGAGGCGGGCTTGGACTTCCTGTTGGGTTGACATTGGTTGAGTTGGAAAAGCTGGACAAAAAAATTAAAGGGTGCAGTGCTGAAGGATCCGAATCTTGGCTAGCAAGATTTCGCTTTTTGGAGTGCAGGCGCATTCGTCCATCAACAGGTGCTCAATGTGAGCCAGATCCTCACTGTCGAGTTCGATGAAGTCCTGAAGCGTGACGCCTGACCATTCGGCTGTGAGTTCTTTCATCTGAGATTTTTGTTTAATTCTTGTGGTGTTGGGGCGCCTGCCATTTCTTCCATGAATAGCTCATGATCAATTAAATCTTGGAGTTTCTGGCGGTCGTAGGCATCTAGCTCCATGGCGTCGATGTCGTCGTCAGATGGTGGCCATGCTGGCTCAAGCTCGCTAGGGAGCATGAAGTCGTCGGAGTTGTTCATTAGTTGAAGTGTGAGGTGTTTTGGTGCGGGCCAGTGGTAAACCAACAGGCAGGGATGCCCTGGTCTGCCAGCCTTCCGTTTTTAATGTCGCAATAGTCATCAGCATCAGACTCTGAGTCGATGTGATAGACAACTTCGATGCCACCTTCCTCTGTGAACTGGCAGATGTGAAAGACTTGATCGCGTTGGTTCATTAGTCGTAGTGTTTGCTACTCGTCCAATATAGTATCAATATCGATCAACCGTCAACAACAGGGCATAAAAAAAGACCCCTTGCTGGGGTCTGTTGGTTGTTGGAACGGTTCACCAATAGTTGCCGAGCTTGAACTCAGCTGAGTAACGCCTGGCCATCACCTCGGCAGCTTCAAGCCTCACAGCCTTTGGAAAGATGTGATGCCATGCTGTTGTCATGCTGCCGTGCTCTAAGTTGTACTGCTTAGCGGCTGGCGTGAGGCAATAACGCTCGATCGAGTGGATAGCTAGATCAAGCGAAAAATTGCCGCGCTTGTGGTGTTTACTCAGATTCTGGAGAACTGGTTTAATCCACATCTCCGTGTTGTCGGCATAGAGTTCTAGCTCTCTTGCGGCGTCGGATAGCGTCATGGTGTTGGTGCGGTTGGTTGGTTCTTTAGAATACTAGCAAATAAAAAGAAAGCCCAGCGCGTGGCCGGGCTCCCTGCTTAACGCCCATAAACAGTTAAAAGACATTCCGCCTTCTCTGCATTGGAACGTAAACACCTTTGCATCGCTTGCTCGTTCTCAACGTTAAAGACAACAGCCCCGAACGTTAAGACCAGCAAGAACGCCGACAACGTGGCACCTAAGCGCCACGCGTCCAGCGTGTTTTCTTCGATCATTCGTTGCGTCATGGTGGTTGATTCGGTGTGGTTCTCCTGCATTCTCTGGGGGCAAGCCCGCGAGGCTCGCAAACTGCGAGTTTGCAGTCGTGAAGCCGTCAGGCTCGCCCGGCTTGTGCAGGATTGGAGCGGATCGGCTCCCAAATTGTCAAGGTTCGGAAGATGTGTAGTCTTCTTGCCTAGCATCCTAGCAAACTTTCTCCAGAATAACGACCTAGCAATATAAATAAATGTTGCGAGTCTGGTGGGGGTAGTGTTGCGATTTCTTGGCGGCAGGTGAGGTTCCCGCATACCCCAAATATATATCCGTTCAACAGTTCTATTGTGCTAAAAAAGGTCCCCACGAGTAGTGGAGGCCGGGGGGTGGGGGTTGAGTTTTGAGGTCGTATCAGTCGGTCTTGTCCTGAATTTTGATAGTCAGATCAGGCGCTTGAATATTGACAGTCTCAGTGGACTCACCAATAACCCGCCCAATTGAATCCAGCACCTGGCTTGCAGTCTGCAACTGCCCCTTCTTAATCGCCTGATTAAATAGTTTGGTACGCATGTGCTGAAGCCGCGCCAACATATTTTCGCGGTCAGACTTCCAGTCTTCATCAACGAGAAGCTTTACTTCTGCCCAATCACGCCAAGCGGTATTGATGCTGACCTGTTCCCGCTCAACATGCTCATAAACAAGCGCCCTAGCCGACAAACCCTCAAGTTGCCGACGATATAAACGCCGCACACGATCCTCTTTTGCATTATTGGAGCGGCGTTCGTCTTGAGTCATGCTTGATACGACCTTTTCCAAGATCTTAACTGGTAGAAAGGCTTCTAGCCTTCGATTAAGGGGGGCAGGGGTCAAGAATCTGTGTAATGTGGCATTTATGAGCCAAAAAACCGCACCAATTGAGCTTCGATGGGCTCAAGGCCAAGTATTTTCGTGCGAAAAACGCTTCAGAGTTTTAGTAGCAGGCCGTCGCTTCGGCAAATCGTACTTGTCTTGCGTTGAATTGGTACGTGGAGCGATCAATCGACCTGGGGAGACATTTTTTTATTGTGCCCCGACGTATCGGATGGCAAAAGATATTGCATGGCGAGCCTTAAAGAAGCTTGTGCCACAAGTTTGGATCAAGAGTAAGAACGAAACCGACCTACGACTTGAATTGATCAATGGATCAACGATCGAGTTGAAGGGAACAGAGAACGCAATGGCGCTAAGGGGCCGCAGCTTATCCGGGGTAGTACTGGACGAGGCTGCTTTTATGAGTTCGGACGTATGGTTTGAAGTGATTCGGCCTGCGTTAGCGGATAAGGAGGGTTGGGCATTATTTATTTCAACGCCAGACGGAACAGCTAGTTGGTTTTATGACTTGTGGTGTTATGTGCCTGAGGACGAAACAGGATTATGGGAACGCTGGAGTTATACGACAATTGATGGTGGGAATGTCAGTAAGCACGAAGTTGAGGCAGCACGCGCCCAGCTCGACACGAGAACATTCCGCCAAGAATTTGAGGCAAGCTTCGAGAACCTTACGGGTCTTGTTGCAATCAGCTTCGGTGATGAGAACATCTCTCAAGAAGCCAAGGACATCAAGATCCAGCCATTGCTCTTAGGGGTTGATTTTAACGTTGATCCAATGAGTGGTATTTGCGCGGTAAAAGATGGTGAGACGTTATATGTCTTCGACGAGATTATGTTGACTGGCGGTGCAACAACCTGGGATTTTGCCGAAGAAGTTACGCGTAGATATGGTGTGGATCGAAGGATTATTGCGTGTCCAGACCCTACAGGCGGCGCAAGAAAAACAAGCGGAGTTGGTGTAACGGACCACGCAATTTTGCGCCGCAGTGGATTTACGGTCCAATCACCTAGGGCCGCATGGAAAATTAGGGACAAAATTACGGCTGTAAATACAGCATTAATGGATGCATCTGGGACGCGAAGGACGGTAGTGCATCCAAGGTGTAAGCAGCTGATCAAATCGTTGCGAACATTGACGTATGCGCCTGGGACAGGGCTGCCAAACAAGAATTTGGGAGTTGACCACGCCTTTGATGCGTTCGGTTATTTAGTTTTACAACAGTTTAATTTGGCCAAACCGGAGACGATGGGGCCAACTTCTTATCGGTTGTATTAAGCGTGTTTTGGCTGTGGCAACGTCACTCTGACTTGATCGCCAGTACCAGACCAAGATATGCACGGGCCAATGTTTACTTCTGGTGCTTGTGCGGTGTACCAGCGAAACTCGCAACTGGTGCAATGCCTACGACGCACAGTTTCATACGGTCCTTCAACAGTTTTTTTAGTCGTAACGACATGCACGCGAAACGATCCGCATTTTGGGCACTTCAAGGTTGGTTGTGATTGGCACGAAGGGCTAGAATAGGGCAAAGTCAGCCCTCGTCATGCCCCAAGGACCAGGAACTTACGGCACAAAAAAGGGTCGTCCCCCTGCCAAGAAAAAGAAGGGCATGAAGAAGGGCTCTAAAAAAATGCGTTGCACCTGTGGCGACTAGAAACGAG